GCCAAGAACCTGACCAAGGCTAACCTGCCCCACATCGGTCGTAAGTTGCTCCTTAGCCCCGACGCTATGGGCCAGCTCGTTCAGGATGCCTCTGTCGCCCAGACGTTCTCCTACGGTAACAGCGACGTCATCCAGAACAACTCGATCAGCAAGAACCTCCACGGTTTCAGCGTCTCCGAGTACAACGGTTTCCCGACCTCCGGCACCGCCTTCACCGAAGGTCTCAACGGCGTGGCCTCCTGCAAGGAAGGTCTCGTCATCGTGACCCGTGTTCCTGCTACCCCGACCACGGGCGGTGGCGAACAGATGGTCGTCCAAGACCCGGACAGCAAGTTCTCCTTCGCTCTCCGCTACTGGTACAACTGGCAGGCCGGTCAGCACAATATGTCTGCCCTCTGGCTCGTCGGTTCGGCTGTTGGTAACCCCAACGCCCTCCAGCGCATCAAGTTCAGCTCGTAACCTTTCGGGGGAGTTTAAAATCCCCCAAAGCGACAATGCGAAGCCCTCTCCCCGCGCCACGGGGGGAGGGTTTCTTATTTTGACAATGGGCTAAACCCATGTCGGGAATCACGGACGAATGGGCTGTAGACGCCTCGGAAATCCTTTCCGAGATCCCTAAGGCCGTGACCGTTAAAAACGTCCCAGGCGGGACGCCAGTAGCCTTAAACGCGCTGATGTCGCAGCCGGCCATCATGCAGGACTTGGAAACGGGGGGCTTTATGAACCAGACCTCGTTCGACATGAAGTTCCTGCGGACGGACGCCGCCGCCAATCCGGGCCTGATCGCCTTCGGGAATGTGGTGGCCTACGGGGGTCAGGAGTTCCGCATTATGACCGTGACGGACCGCACCCCCTCCGCCTGGGTCATCGTCAAAGTCCAGACCAAGGTGCAGTAATGGCCTTAGTGGTCACAGTCGCCAAGGGCATCAAGGTCGACTATACCCAGATGGCCAAGCATCTGGCCATTTACGCCTTGGTCATGCGTAAGACTTCAGAGGAAATCGTGAAGCAACAGGCGCGGTTGTTCGCCAAGGATATGTGCGACTTCACCCCCCCGTTCTCCGGCTCCCAGCCGTCAATCAGCAAGGGAGGCGATGGAGGTTTTGGCAACAAGGCTCGCAACAAGGGAAGGGACGCCGTCAGCCGTGACGTCCGTAAGATTTTTTCCCCTTTGCACTTTGCATCCGCTGCTTCAGTTGCGGCTCGTAATCATATCGGTGTCTTCTCGGCCTGGGCTAGGGCCAAGATGAAACTGCCGCAGGTGTCCGACCCCGGCTATGTCTTTCAGATGATCAAAGACCGAGGCGGCATCATCGGCCAAGGTGAGCTTGATTATTTTACTAGAATCATGGGAAACAAGGCCGCATCGAACGCCAAGTTCCTTCTTGGAACTACTGAAGGCAGGATTAAAAACATCCATGAAAGCCTGCGTGGGAAGCCTTCCTACAAGGTTTCAAAGATGCGTGATTCGGAAAAGTTCTACGTCGACGACTGGAAGCCCGTCGAGTCCTACATCAAGCGGGTGCAGCAGCGCGTCGGCAAACTCAAGTCCGGCTGGTACTACGCCGGCCTGAAACTCGGCAGGATGCCTACTTCCGCTTGGATTATGAACCAAGGTGCAGGCACATCTATTTATGTTCCACGTCTTGGTACGGCCCACCCTACCATCAAGCTCGGCTCGACCGTGGGACGAAACTACAGCCAAGGCTACCACTTCATGCGGATGGCCATGAACCACCGGGCCTTCGCCATGCGGGTGGCCATCGTCAAGCATTTGCAAGCCCCGCGCAATCAAGGTAAACTCCTAGATGTAATCAATCGCTTAAAAGGCTTCACCCTTACCAACACACCCTGATGCCCACTCCTACTTTCTTCAGTTTCCGAACCGTCCTCGAAACGAGGGTGGCCGATTACCTCGCGCCGCTGTTCCCGGGCATTGCCGTGCATAAGGGCGTGACCGACGACATCCGGGTCATCCCGATCATCATCGCCCACGCCGAGTCCAGCAGCAACATCGACGACCTCGGCTCCCAGACCCTCGGCAACTACAAGGCCAGCCTGAAACTCTACATTTACTCGTCCGCCGACGACGAGACGCTGGAAGTCCACCGGGCTAGGGTCGTGGAGGTCATCGGGGCCATGCGCGACGTACCGGCCCTGCAAGCCCTCTGGAACCCTTCGACCGACGGCCAGTTGTACGACCTGTGGATTGAGAACGACGAGGAAGGCATGAGCCAGCGACGCTACGGCAACGTGCTGGAATACACCGTCTGGGGCGTCATGCCCCCGTCTCCTTGACACTTGGCTAAACGCATACGACCATGTCTTCGATTGATTACGGTGTAGCTCACTTTTACGGACTTTATGGTACGGTCACCTATGCGACCCTCCAGTCCGACTCCCTGTCCCAGAGCTTCAAGATTGACGTCGAAGTCATGGACGAAGAAGGCCGTGTCATCACCGACCGCCTGGACGACCTCTTTCAGGAAATCACCCTCGACGGCGTTCTGAAGACCGGCGAAACCCCTGAACTCGGTTCGCGCTTTACCTACCTCGGCATCTCTTGGATTCTGAAGTCCCTTGAAGACAAGGGTACGAACAAGGACTTCCGCAAAGTCACCGTAAAGGGCGTCAAGTACCAGCAGATCGCCTAATAGGGCGGCATCCAAGATGGATGCTCGATACCTACAGGCTACGACCGTCCTGCCCCGCCAAGATAAGGTGTGCGGCAGGACGCTTCGTCCTTTCTGCCTTCGCCACCGGGTCGCTCTGGAGGCCATCGAGTCTCCGTTTTTAGACCCGGAGAAGCACCAGTTCAATCCCGTGCAAGTCGTCATGGCGGCGCGGATTCTGTCGACCTACGACAAAGAGGAGATGGCCCGTTCCCTGTCCTTCATTGAAAAACTATACATCGCCCGGATGGCCATGAGCAAGAAGTACTACTCGCGCTGCGTGGGTACGATCCTTGGCTGCATCAAGGTCTCCCTGTCCTACCCCAAGTTCTGGAAGAAGGAAGACAAGGGTAACGGCAAGAAGTACGAGGACATTCCTTTCCCCCTGTCCTGCGTGTCCAACCTGTGCCGCAACGGCGTCAGCCTGGAGGAGGCTTGGACGATGCCGGAGGGCGAGGCCGTCTGGATGTCCGTCGCCAGCGCGATCTACAACGGGGCCAAGATTGATATCATTTCCACGGAGCAGGAGAAAGATTTAGAGAATTTCGACGCCCGTATTGAAGCCTACAAAAAGGCGAACAACCTACCCTGACACCGATGGCCAACCTTGATCTTACAATCGGACTAGACCAGAGCGAGCTGGAGAAGGGTCTTGCCAACGCCGGTAAGACGCTGGGCGGACTTGCTGGTGCCGTCCAGGCGGGTAAGAATCCGTTTCAGGCCGCTGCTAATCAACTGGGGACGTCTCAAGGCGTCGGCAGCCTTCTCGGTGGCCCTATCGGTGGAATAATCGGTGCTTTCGTCGACGCCTTCGGAGCAGCAATCAGCGCGGTCATTGGAAAAATCAAGGACTTGGCAGACTACGCCCAGAATCTTCGTCGCCTATCGATTCAGACTGGTCTTTCTATTCAGCAACTGAGCAACATGGAAGGATTCGCCTCGGCCTTCGGGGTAAGCGTTCAGTCCCTCGCTGGATCGTTCACCGAGTTTACGCGCCGAATGGGTGAAGTCCGTATCAAGGGCGGCGAGCTGACCAACATCCTCGCCAAGATGGGGATTGGCATGGACGAGGTTGCCAACGGTACCTTCAACCATCAGAAGGCGATGATGGCATTGGCCGATGCATACGCCGCCGGAACGGACGAAGCCACGCTGCTTTACTACGGCACGAAGATGTTCGGCGACTCGTTCAAGGAACTTCTTCCAATCATTAAGTCCGGCTCAAAGGCGGTAGAAGAGGCTGCGAAACCTTACATGAAGGTCCGAGATGAAGCAGCAGGTGCATTAGGAAGATTTGGTCAAGATTTGAGCAACTGGTATCAGACTGGTAAAAATATTCTCATTAATCTTTTCGGTTCTGTTGTAGAAGAAATCGAAAAACTTCAATCTGATGTTAATAACCTTTTGTCCAAAGGTTTCTTCAATCCTTTTGAGTCCAAAGAAGACAAAGCCAAGCGCGTCATTGAAAACGCTCCCAAGCACATGACCAACAAGGAAATCGTCGATTTCGTCCTTGAGCGTTATTACGATGAAGATGAGCGTGATGAAGCCAGAAAGGAACTGGAAAAGCAGCTCAAGGGTAATGGCAAAGTCCTGACCCCCTTCGGTATGTCCGAAGCCGGCGCGGCTTCCCAGATGCAGCAGATGGGTGGCGGCGACATCTTCGGAGCCGTGGCCTTCACCCCCCTTGAACGGATCGCCACGGCGACCGAAGAGACCGCTCGCAACACGACGCCTGGAGCCGCTCCGGTTCCCCGCACACCTGACGAACTTTCACGATAATGTCCTCCACCTCCCTCATCCCTTACGGCGATAGCCTCATCCCGCCGGTAGCCCAACCGGGCTGGCAGGTCGAGGCCGACGGCTTCGGCCTTCTCCAGGCCCAGATTAAGTTCAAGTGGGACAATAGTGAGATGAACAGTTTCACGAGCGTCTTCGCCAAGGGAACCACGCTCGGAAGCCTGGTGTCCAGCGCGCCGAGCAACTTCCAGCAGATGAAAATCTGGAAAGCGAACATGGTCTACGATAAGGGCAATGTGTTGACGGTGACCGCCGACTTCTGCGGCATCGACCCCGGTGCCAACAGCGGCCAATACAGCAATATGCAGATGGTGATGACTGGGGCGACGGCTTCCGAGCCTATCGAGCATCACCCGAACTTCCTCGTAAGGAATTGTATCTCCATCTCGCCTGGCAACGTGCTGGCCGGATTCCCGCCTGCGTCTGGCTGGGACAAGGAAATCGCCACCAACCCTAACCGCGCACTTTGGACGCCCAAGGTGGTCAGCGGCGGTGCCTTGCAAGGTCAGCAGTTCGTCGGCTTCCTGCCCAATCAAGACCCCGCAGAGTACGCCGCCGGAAACATCAACATCAAGGCCGGCATCAAGAACTACTACAAACCATCCATCACCCTGCGCGGACTGTGGTATCAGGCTAATGAGACGGCCGCTCTCGATCTCGCTTCGTATGTTGGATATTGCACGGACGGTACCAGCATGGGTATGCCTGAAGCGTATCGCAAACTTGCAATCGACGGAGGTTACTCAGGAAACTTCCAGTATACGGCCTTGTTTGATTCCAAAATCAACCGAACCTTCCTTATCACTTCCTGCTCCGTAGAGCAATTCGGCGGCATCTATAAGATTACGATGGACTTCACCTTGTCTGGTATCTCCGGCTGGGACCCTGACGTATACCCGACGATGGTCGCATGAGGTCTCTAAATGGATTCAACAGCGGTTCGCTCGACGGGTCTTTCGCCGCAGGACAGCCCATCTCGGCCTCCGCGCTTAACAAACTGGCCAGCTCGGCGGACAAGTCCCGCTCGATGTTTTCAAACGACGTCCAGTTCATGTCGACTGGCGGAGGCATTGCCTACGGAATCCCGAATCAGGTCTACCAGCAGGACGGAAGCGGTCAGCCGGCCAACCTGTATCAGCAGTTTCAGTTGGAGGTCGTCAGCATCGAGGTCACGCCTGGCGTGTTCGTCAACAAACTGAAGCTCGCCAAAGGGACGGCTACGTTCACCCAGAGCAATATGCCCCGAGTGAAGCGCGGTGGCCATAGCGACCAGCGACAGGGGTGGATCAGCAAGTCCGCCGCCTTTGGTGCAGGCGTCACGTCGACGCAGGGAACGGACTCGTCCACCATTTGGATGGAGAACAACGGTTACTACAACATTACCTCGGCTGGCACCTACTACGTCACGATCAGCAAGTTCGATATCACGGACGAGAACGATGACACCGAATCCGTACTGCTCAACGCCCTAGCCCCTTGGGTTTCCATCTTCAAGGCCGGAGACCCCATCGAGTCGGCCATCTTCTCCGAGACCGGGCCGTCCGAATACGTCAACAAGACCAACATGGTGAAGATGGATGGCTATTCGGCTTCCGCTACTGGTGCCGAAGGCGACTGGGGCAACTGCCACACGACTTGGTTCAACCCGGTCAAGTGGGGCTACTCGGTCAAACTCATCGGCATCGTCACGGCAGCGACTCAAGTCGGCAGCGAATCTCTGGTGCTTACCATCGACCAGCACATCCTTGGCCCTATCGACCTCCAGATTCCTTGCCTCTTCATCGGCACGACCCTGTGCAATCAGGACGACCTGAACGAAGCGAACGACCCCTACAACCTGAACAGGGACTCCGACCCGCGCTGGTCTTACATCGTCAATGCCGACACCATGACTAGCCTGGAGACAATCACGGCTGCGAACGACGACTGGTATCAGGAGTTCGTCGGCCCAGCCGACTGGACTTCGATCAACTACATCGGACTCATCCCGGGAAGTTGTGCCGCGCAGGACGATGGCGACGGCGTCTGCTTCCCGTTCAAGGTCAAGGACACCAAGTACATCACCCCTACGGAGGGCGAACCTTACGCCGTTTACAATATCTGCCCCGGAACCATCAACAACCTCATGCCCCTCATCTACGACGACGTGTCGGAGACTTGGGTCTACATGGATACGATTCCGCAGCCCGAGATTGCCTTGGCGGCTGGCACGGAGACTTGGGTCGTCCTGCGCGTCGGCCCCGACCCGGCGACGAACGATTTCCCGCAGCAGACGCCTGGAAGCCCGCCCGAGTCCGACCCCTATCCGCGCATCTACACGCTGGACGCCGAGCCGCCGGCGGACACGGACGCTCTGGCCTATGTCATCCTCGCCAAGATTACCAAGCTGCCCGACGATCAGTTCGCCGTCGACCAGTACGTCACCGGCTCGCTATGGGGCGACCGCATCAAGCTCGGCACCCAGACGGCCCAATACTACTACGCCCGAATCTGATGGGCTTCATCATCGGAGACAGCCCGTTCGGCACTTGGGCAGCACTCAGAGGGGCCGTAATCCAGAATACTCCCCCCTCAAGGTATAGCCACAACGAGGTCTACCGTGACACCATCATGGCCTTCAAGACCATCGAAGGAAACGGGCTTCTTAAACGAGGTGTTACTGAAGCTTTCTTCATCGCCGACCTGACCATGCGGATTGACGGAACCGACTTCTATCTGGAGGCTAAAAACTTCGATAACAGGTATGAACCTATTCTCATCGGGGAGGATGTGACCAACGAATCTACCGAAGTCTACACTATCACGGCGGACGCCTTTGTCCCGCCTGACTATCAGGGCCTCTCCCCGATGCCTACGAGCAACACCATCGTCAATATCGGGCTGTTCGACCTGATTGAATGACCCCCCCTAGGGTCTGTTGACATACGGCTAAACCCAAACGGCAAACCATGTCTTGCACCAATCATCAGTTCAAGCAGGGGGTAACCTTCAACGGTGCCGGAACCTATGCCACCGAGCCGGGGTGGCCTGCTAACCTGACCGGGGTGACCATCGTCACCGCGCTGCGCGACTCCCGCAACAAGCTCCACTACCTCGACGTGGCCATTACCAGCCCGACGACTTTTACCGTTTCGTCCAACCAGACGCAGGAATGGCACCCCGGCACGGCCTACTGGGATATCCAGTTCTTCCAAAATACGACGGAAATCTTCTATTCGGCCACCGTCCGCCTGGAGATTATCCCCAACGTAACCCCTAACAAAGTTTCCACCTGATGGCCTTCACGATCAGCATCAACGACCAAGCCGCCTTTGAAGTCCTGTTCGCTGGACCTGCCGGCCCGACCGGCCCCCAAGGTCCGCAGGGTATTCAGGGCGTCCCCGGGCAGGGCGTCCCCGTGGGCGGCACGGCTGGTCAGGTGCTGGCAAAAGTGGACGGGGTCAATTACAACACCGAGTGGATCACCCCGCAGGACGAATACGCTGTCTGGGGTGGCATTACTGGCACCCTTTCGGCACAGGTCGACCTCCAGGCGGCTTTGGACGGTAAGTATTCGACGACCAACCCGGCAGGTTTCATCACGTCCGCCGCATTGGTCGGCTACGCCACGGAGTCTTACGTCAACTCGCAGGGCTTCATCACGGCGTCCGCGCTGACGCCGTACCTGACCAAGGCCGGCAACCTATCTGGCCTGACCGACCTCGCCTTGGCACGGGATAATCTTCAACTCGGATCGTCCAACGGACCAACCTTCGCCGGCGTCACCGTGCAGGGTGCTGGTTCCAACGTCGCCCAGCTCTCATCGACCGCCCTGAGCCTGAACCACACGGGCTACGGCCAGTTCACAATCCAGCCGTCGACGGGCATCACGTTCCCGGACAGCACCGTCCAGACGACCGCTTTCACCGCTGCACTTCTCTCGGGCTACGCAACGGAGTCTTGGGTGACGGCTGGTTTCGCTCCCCTTGTGCGTGGCCTTCCCGCCTCGGGTACTGTCGGCCAAGTCCTGACCAAAAACTCGGGTACGTCCTATGACGCCTCTTGGGCTACCCTCATCCCGGGCGACCGCTACCTGACGACCTCGACGACGAGCAACACCCTTAGCAATACGACTAAGACCTTCACGATTGGCACCGGCCTCTCTTACACGCCGACCCAAAGCATCACGATCTCTTACGATGCGTCGAACCATATGCACGGCGAGGTGCTGACGTACAACTCCGGCACGGGTGTGCTGACCGTGGACATCAATCACCACACCGGGTCGGGAACGTACGCCTCTTGGGTCGTCAACGTGGGCGGCGTAGTCCCTGCGGCCTCCGTTGCCTGGGGCTCTATCACCGGCACGCTCGGCAGCCAGTCTGACTTGGCTACTGCGCTGAACGCCAAACTGGATTCGGCCACCGCCGCCACGACCTACCAGACGTTGTCGGGG